AAGAAGAAGACGATCTGGATGAGAAAAAAACTCCTCTAGAAATGGCTCAATCAGTCAATCCTCCTCTTCCTCCTCCACCTCCTGCTGAAGTAAAAGAAAGTCCCTCTCCAACTTATCAAGAATTGCGGGAACAACAAGGTTATAGTCCCCTAAAGGATTTGATTATAGATGAAAACGATAATAAATTATCTGAATCACAATCTCCAAATGTGGTTGAAGCAGATGTCAAAGACGAAGCAGTCGAAGAAGCAACTCCAGAAGCAGTCGAAGAAGCAACTCCAGAAGCAAAAGAAACACCAATCCAAGCAAAAGAAGCAACTCCAGAAGCAGTCGAAGAAGCAACTCCAGAAGCAAAAGAAACGCCAACTCAAATCCGCTCTCCTGAAGCAAAAGCATCCACCCCTATACCACTAAAAATCAAAAATACCCGCAAACCAAATCGACCCTATATACCACCCTTTAAAATCAATAAGGCAAAGATACCGAATCAAATCAAGAAAATATTTTTGAAGAAATATGTGAAAATACCGGGACCTAAAACAAATATTTCCGAAAAAATAAAATTAAGTCAAAATAAGCACTATCATGAAAGTCTCAAGTATACAGAATGTACCAACACAAAATCCATGGCATTAACACGAGTATGGAAAAAACACTTTCCAAAACGAACCAGCGAGTTTACATTCAAAAAAGAAATGCTTCATTGTAATTATTTGATTCTGATCTATATTTTAAAAACATACAATATTGACGTATATCATCGTATAAACGCATATTCGATTAAAATTATTTTATACAAGTTTTATGAACCCCTTATGAAGCAAAAAAGAACAACCCAACTCATCTATAAAAAATGGAATCAAGAAAACAAAAAAGTATTTGTAGACCAACACAAATCCGGTACTTCGTTGGATTCGATTCTCATGAGTGAAACCTACACATTTACACTGACCGACTTTTGTTTATTGATTTATGAATTAAGACTACCTGTAATATTATATTTTCAATCGAAACGGAAAAGTAAATCAGATGATCCTACCTTCAAAACCGTTCATTATAGTGTAAATAACCAAAACAATGATAGCTTCTTTTTTGTTCGATATAGTAGAAATACGTTTCATTTGAATACATTTGAAAAAAGGATTCAATTTGAAACCAGTGAATTATCCGATGCGTTTGCAAACGAAATTAAGACAAATACCATCGATGATTTTGAACATTATTTAAAAATATAGAGTATTTTCATTGATAGTAGAGACAAAATGATTTGATAATGTTTTTGAAAATATTTTTCTTCCAAAAGTAGGATTACGAATATATACGTGATCTAATTTGTGTATTATTTTTTTCTCATAATACTCCATTATTGTGGTTTCATCGTCTACTCCAATTTTATTCAAGTTTTGAAAGATGTAAAATGGTTTTAAAATAGATTGAAATAAACGCATCAAAATCGCCATATTTACATTCTTGAAATGCTTATACTTTGTAAATACTCGAAACATCCGAAATATCATATTTTGTTTTTGTTGTTGTGATAATTCATTGTATTTTCGTTCCAAACAATGAATATACAACTGAATTTCATATTGCTTGGTCATGACGTCTCTTGAAAAATGATGTTTAAAGTATATCGCAAAAAACAATGCGTTTTTGCCTCGCTTGAGGAGTTCAAAATAAATATAAATCAAGTGATGTAATTTAAACGGAATGTTTGTATACGGATTTTTTAATTTCAATATGGTTGGAATGTGAAATTGCTCGTAATTGAAACATGATTGAACCATGTGATACAACTCTAAATCTTCAAATGCATATACACAATCATTATCGCAAATCAAAATGGGAGTATTTTGAAAGGGCTGTAAAACTAAGTTCGTGGTATTATATTTACGTTTGTATCGAAGTTTTGCCATATGAATAAAGCGCGAAAAAGCCAATTTGAATCTTTGTAGTTTCATATAGATTCGTTCATGGCGAACCTTTTGTACGTTCAAAAAAGAACCATGTATGTGATGAACGTAATAACGCACATTAGGTTGCGTGTACTCAAATAAACCTTGGACGGTTATATAATCTATTGCATTATAATGAACATTTGAAAGATTGATTGGTATAAACTCGCCATGTTCATTATAATGTATATAATGAGGGTATTTGTACAATAAAAATATTTTATTGTAAGATGAAAATCGATTCATATGTATATCTATGAATTATCTCTTTAAATCAAATATCGAGATCAAACCCATCGTCTTCTTGTTCGATAATGGTATTCTTCACCATACTTTCCGAAAGTCCTTGATCCATTTTCAGTCGATGAACCGAACATGAATCATATTCGTTTTCTTGCTTTCGCTTAAAATCAAGAAGCACTTCTTCGGGGGTCTTACCTTCCATATCAAACGTTTCTTGTTCTTCTTCAAATCGAGAGTTTTCTTTGCGATCCGGAAGACTCTTGTACTTCTCAAACAAAGAGGGAGTGTCCACATATAATTGAAACGCCGACGTTCCGTAAAATCCTTCTTGACCACACATGATATTCGCAGATACACCACGCATATTATCTAATTCACCATGTTTTGCTGCTTGGAGAAACATTTCCGTGGTTTCTTCGAAAGAGGCCTTGGCAATAGGACCAATATCATCTTTATTGATACCGTGGCGGAAAATACTTACCATTTTTTCATTACAGGTCATACGATCACACAAGAGATGTATATGATGATGATTGATGTATGTGCTGTCAAACTCCATGACATCCAATATTTCATTAAACAAACACTTTCGTGCCGCTTCAATGCCCAAAATCGAATACATTTCCATAATATCATTCGAAAACGTACGACGAACATCAATGTTTTTCATGGATAATATATCAAGCAAGTTTGTTCCAATCGTATCCAAGACATAAATGTCCTTTTTCTTGTAATTTCCATTTTCATGATCGTATTCTTTGTATCCCTTGATTTCGCGCAAGTTTACCTTTTGAATATTTTTCACCCCCCGTATGACAATGTCGTTGAGTACTTTTTCCATAAACGTCTTCACGTAGTAGATATAATCTTCTTCGATGAAACTGTCGTCTTTTTTCTTCGTTTGGAACGATTCTGGGCGAATGCGAAAGACCATCTTTTCATTGCTATTATAGTCGCTATAAAAGCAACTAATCTCATTCCCAAAATGTGTTTTTAGGGTATAATGTAAATCTTCATTCGTAATACCCATATCAAACATGGTCGTTTCGTTCATTTCCATACGAATAATCCATTTATTTACTAAATCTTCATTCACTTCATCATTATCTTTGGTTTCTGTTTCTTGATAACATTCTTGGATGATATCACTGAACTCTAAATATTCTTGCATCAATGTATCGTCTTCCACCACCAATGTAGATGTATCTTGTGGCTCATAATAGATTTCGGCTTTGTCAATCAAATCTACAAATCGTGTGTGCTCAATATAGGATGCGATTTTATAAGCTTTGTGTTTATCATCATAATCCTTATCCTTCAAGAAGATGGTCAAGGATGGATTCTTTAATTTTTTCGTGAGCGTCAAAATCTCCTCAATACGAGGCACTCCCCGGGTGACATTCGACTTACTCGATACACCAGCATAATGGAATGTATTTAACGTCATTTGCGTCGTTGGTTCACCAATACTTTGTGCACTGATCATCCCCACCATTTCACCCGGATTTACCACCGCTTTTTTGTACATATGAATCATTGTTTCACACAAATAATGCAAAGCATCTTCGTGATATTTATGAATGTGTATCAAATGAAACGGATTCATGTAATAAGTAAATACGATTTTAAACTTTTCACACGGTTGAAACATGTGCTCTAATACTGCATATTTACTCTCCAATACCTTATAGGCCTCCAAAGGGGTCATATTGGACAAACTACTGGAAGTTATCCCAAAACGATTCTTTACATTTTCAATCAAGTTCATAAAGTGAATCGGCAAATATATCTTATTTTCATTTTGATGATCATATACTTGTTCAATCATAGTATTCCTAGATTCAATCAAATACGACAACTCCGCAAAAGCCTTCTTTTTGAGTTCCTCTAATTCGGATTTAAATGTGGATATCTTGCTAGCTTCGTAAATAAACTTCAAATGCTTACTAATACTTTTGGATTTTACGCTTTCTGCGGAGTCATACAGATCATTGACCAGATCATAACTATATCTTTCATAGAGTTCATGGACGTCTTTGTCCAACAATTCAAACTTTATGCTCTCAATATGAGTGGTATCAAAGTTGGTTCCGCCATAATTGAATTGGATGATTTTATTTTGATTATTGCGAATCGTTCGATCATACATGACTTGAATGTCTTCCATGGATTTGATCAAACGACGTTGAATATAACCCGTCGTGGACGTCTTCACAGCCGTGTCAATCAAACCAATCCGCCCACCCATGGCATGGAAGAACAGCTCATCGGGCGTTAGACCCCCAATAAAGGAACTCTCCACAAATCCACGAGCTTTCGGGGTGTCATCAAACTGTTTGAAATGAGGCAACGTACGGTTTGTGTATCCATAAGGAATACGCTTGCCATCTACGTTTTGTTGTCCCAAACAAGAGATCATTTGCGATATATTGATTTTATTGCCTTTTGAACCACTGGTAACCAATGACACAAAACGATTGTCTTTATCCAAGGAACCAATCCCCACATTCCCGGCTTCCATAGACGCTTTGTTCAAAATATTATTGACTTGTGTTTCAAAATAGTCCACATTCGATTTCCCGGTTTTATTTTCAAATATTCCCAAATGAATCTGATCCATCAAGTTGATAACCTCTTTCTTTTTACCTGAAATAATACCTTCAATGTTTTGGTTTGTGGTATCATCCGCAATCAAATCACTAATACCTACACTGAATCCTTCCGTTTTCATAAATTCCGTAATAATATTCTGTAAATTATCAATGAAATACTGGCATTGCAATACATTATAGTCCTTCAAAGCACGATGCAATATACCTTTACTTGAACTTCCCAACACTCCTTTGTCAAACTGACCACGTGTGATTTCACCATTCTTAATCTCCAATACACGATTCGATGTTTTCGGGTCTTCATCCGATTTAAACAAGTCAGTCCTAAAGTGTAGACTAATCTTTGGAAGGATTTGTGATAATATTTCAAAGTTTGTATAGGTTTTTTTGGAAGATTTAAATAAATCGGAGCTTTGATACATATTTGTTTTCATGAGTAGATTCATGGCCTGTTTTTTGGTGAACTCTTTCCCTTGTTCCGTAAAGAGAAAGCTACCAATCATGGAATCCTGAAATATACTAATAATCGGTTTATTGTTTCCAGGACTGACAATTTGATTGGGAACGTTTGCAATGTAGCGCAACTCCGCTTCTGCCTCGTCGCTTTGAGGCATATGCATGTTCATTTCATCACCGTCAAAATCCGCATTGTATGGTTTTGTATCCGCTACATTCATACGAAACGTATCGCCATGGTGCATGACCTTCACAATATGCGCCATCATGGACATACGATGTAGGGTCGGTTGACGATTAAATAACACGTAATCTCCATCAAGCATATGACGATGTACAATATCGCCGATTTCTAATTTGATGTTTTCTTTATCCACATAACCAAGTGAAATACTAATACCGCTCTTTTTTTCAATGATTTTTGCGCCCGGGTATTGATAAGGGCCATTTTTTACAAGATAGGACAAATAGCCAAAATTATGATGCTGAACCTCTACGGGTTTTGTGATGTTCTTGGCCACTTTAAGGGGAACTCCCAGTTCCGCAATCGATAATTCAGGATCGGGAGTAATGACCGATCGAGCACTGAAGTCCACGCGCTTGCCCATGAGGTTCCCGCGCACACGCCCTGTTTTGCCCTTGTGGCGCTCGCTGATCGATTTCAATGCACGTCCCGATCGCTGCGTCACCGGAGATGCTCCCGATATTTTATTGTCCACCATGGTCGCAATATAATATTGCAAGACCTGGGTCCAATCATTGATAATTTTTGTGTTGGATTCGGTATTCAATTCTTCTTGTGGCGTTGATTGAATGATTTGCTTTAGTTTATTGTTCATTTTGATGATGTTGATAATAATATGAGTTAAATCATCTTCACTTCGCTGTTGAGCATCATGCTTTACAGATGGACGCATGGAAGGGGGCGGAACCGCAAAGATTTGACACACCATCCATTCTGGGCGGGACCACAGATTGGAAAACCCCATGAAATTAACGTCTTCATCACTAATTTTTTTGAACAAACGGATAACCATCTCTGGGGTGAATGTCAGTTGCATATTTTCCCCCGCATTCTCATCCGACCACGTCGCCACGATATTGGAAAATCCCGATTTGCGAATCTTCTCTGGTTGTTTGCATCCGCAACCATTTTCATTTTCATCGCCACAACGAGAAATGGGTTTGCACATATCCAATACTTGTTTCCATCGTTTTTTATTCGATTCTTTTGCAAGAAATTGATTTGACTTTTTTGAAATACGCAGTTTTCCACATTTTGTACATACACATTTCATAATATCAATAATGGTATCCAAATATTGAATGTAAAATACGGGTTTTATCAATTTAATATGTCCAAAGTATCCGGGACTATGAATGTAATTTTTTCCATCCGTCGGGCATAACATACCTGGTTCCAACACACCCATGCGGGGGTCAAATAAACCGCCGATTTTTGGCTTCAGTCCAACATAAGTTTCTTTGTTTGTTATCTCTACGACGGATTGTTTTTCAATTTCTTCAGGACTGAACAAACTGAATTGAATGCCGACGATTTTGGATGGAATCTCACTTTGTTGCATTTCCTCTTCTTAAATATATTTGATATTATTATTTTTAATTCAATTTTATTTCTAAATCATAAAGTGTGTAATGATGCTTTTCTTTTAAAAAAATATTTGTAGTATATATAATATGGTTCGTACAGTACGCAATCGGAGAAATGGGAGAAA